TTCCACCAGGACTTTGGAACTGCCAGTTCTAACGCCGTGGACAAAACACTCTGGGACAACCTGGGTAGCCTCGCAACTGTGGTTGTGAAGCCGACGTCTGGTTCGATTTCCGCCTCTAACCCGTCCTACACTGGCGTGTTCCTCGTGTCGCAGACTCAGCCAATCGCGTCCTCTGTGGGCGACCTGGCAACGATGTCTGTCACCTGGCCGACTGCTGGCACGGCGGGTATTGTTCGCGGAACTGCCTAAGTCTGTATAGACTGAGGGCATGGAACCTATTGCCCTAACAGTTANTTTTGTGGACGGCTCTACTGAGACCGTCACCTGTATTGCCGCGGATTTGATTGCGTTCGAGGAACGTTTCAACCTGTCTGTGGTGAGACTCGAAAACGATATTCGACTTACCCACTTGTTCTTCCTGGCATGGCACGCGCTGAAACGTGCCGGTCAGACGAAGGATGAGTTTGAAAAGTGGGCTGAGTCTGTTTCGATTGTTTCGCAGGCTGAAGAAAAAAAAATAGTCGGGCTAGGACACTCTAGCCTCCACTGGACTGTTGCCACTATTGCGGTGGAGACGGGTTTGTCTCCGACTGAGTTGGTGAACCTGGAACCACGGATGTTGTGGACGATCTATCGGTATATGGTGAGCCGGGGGCAGAAACAGTCGCGCCGGTAGAATAGGGCATATGCCTCGCGTCGGTTCTGATGAGATTCTGTCGTTCGATATTTCACCGTCGAACATGGATTTGGACCGTGCCCTCTATGAGATTCGCCGTGCCGATAAGGAACTCTATAACCAGATGAGGCGTGAGTTCCGTAAGGAAATGCGTCCTATCGCTAATGAGTTGAAGGGCAACATTCCTCGGGGTGGTTCTCCCCTGTCGGGGATGTCGCGTTCGCAGCGGATTGCGAAAACGCGAATGTCGGTGGAGGAGCGTTCACCGTTTGTGTGGAAACTGCCGGGGACGAAGATTGATGTGGGCACGCGCCGTTCTGGTCGTCGTGGCACTCAGTCGATTGTNCGGATTGTGTTTACGGATAAGCGTCCGTTCTCTGCGTTCAGTGTGTTGGAGACTGCCCGTGAGGGTCGTGGGTTCCGGGGCAACAATATGGTGAAAGGGATTTCGGACAAGTATCCGAACTATGGGAAGGGCCGTTGGGTTATCCAACAGTTCTATGACCGTCGGAATGAGATGGTTCGGATCGCGGGTCAGATTGTTGGCAAATATGTGTCGGGCGTGAATCGTCGCCTGGGTAAGAGATTGCGGGGCTTCTAATGGCTATTCGGTTACCTATTGTTTCCTCGTTTGATAACAAGGGGTTACGGCGTGCCCGTGCCGCGTTGCAGTCGTTTGGCAATTTCGCTGCCGATGTGGGGAAGGTTGCGGCGGGTGCGGTTACTGCTGTCGCTGTGGCGGGTGTTCGTGAGGCGGCTCAGTTTGAATCGTCGATTGCGAAGATTGAGGGTTTGGTTGGTGTCGGTGGTGATGCCTTAGACGAGTTGGCGCGGTCTGCCCGTGAGTTGGGACCGGAGTTTGGTAAGTCTGCGAATGAGGCCGCGGATGCCCTGTTCTTTATTACGTCGGCTGGTCTCCGTGGTGAGGGTGCGATTAACGTCCTGGAGGCTTCGCTTAAGGGTGCCGCGATTGGGTTAGGTGACACTAAGACGATTGCGGATTTGGCTACGTCGGCGGTGAACGCTTATGGCGAGTCTCAGTTGGATGGTGCGAAGGCTGTTGATGTTCTGACTGAGGCTGTCCGACTGGGTAAATTGGAGCCTGCTGAATTAGCGGGTGCGATGGGGCAGGTCCTCCCGCTCGCTTCAAACCTGGGTGTTTCGTTTGACCAGGTGGGTGCCGCGCTCGCTGGTATGTCTAAGACGGGTACGGATGCGTCCACTGCGTCTACTCAGTTACGTCAGATTTTGGCGACGATTGCCAAACCTACGAATGAGGCTAATACTGCCCTGGAAGAGATGGGGTTGTCTGCGGAGGGTCTGCGTGAGCAAATCCGTGAGGAGGGTCTCTACGCCACGCTGGAGACTTTGACGGATGCGTTTGATGGAAACATCGAGGCGACCTCTGAGGTGTTCGGTAATATCCGCGCCCTGTCTGGTGTGTTGGACCTTATGGGTGCGTCTGCTGAGGACAACCGTGAAGTGTTTGCTCAGTTGGCGGATGGCACTGGTGTGTTGGATGAGGCGTTCGCTGTTGCCGCGGATACGGCTGAGTTTAAATTTAATCAGGCGATGGGGGCGACGAAAGAGATCCTGCTGGGTATTGGTGAGGATTTGATTGAACGGCTGTTGCCTCACCTGGATAATTTCAAAACGTTTATGGACGAGAACGGTCCGTTGATTGAGGAAGTTTTCGACAACATTTTCACTGTGGTGGAACGTGTCGCTGAGGGTATTGGCACGTTTATTTCTGACCTGGTGGGTGATGAGGATTTCCAGGAGTTTCTAGCGAACCTGCAACAGTGGTTTATTGACACGTGGCCTCAGGTTGAGTCGCTTGTGGAGCAGATTGGTGAGTTGGCTNTNCAACTNGCACCGTTGCTTACGGGTGCGATTGAGGAGACTCTCCCGTTCCTGGAGGATTTGGTCTCGATTATGGACGACCTAACCTTCTTTTTGAATCAGGGTCNTGGGGCTGTTCGGGGATATGCGTATCGAATTGCCTAACTGGGGTGGCGTTATTGAGGCGCAGATTAACCCGGTTAAGAAATTGAAGGATGCGATTAAGGCTCTAGCGGATGTGTTGAATGCTGCCCGTGACGCTTATGAACGATGGTTGGATGCGGGCGGACCAGACTTTGAGGGTGTCCGTGCTGAAGCGTTGAAACAGGGGCTGGGGCAACCGCGTGCTACGGGTGGACCTGTGGCGGCTCGGAAGGCGTACATGATTGGTGAGCGTGGTCCGGAATTGTTTATTCCGTCTACGAGTGGGCAGATTGTTCCCAATAATCAATTAACCTCTCCCGGTGGTGGCGGGCCAAACTACACGATTAATGTGACGGCTGGTGTGGGTGATCCGGTGCGTATCGGTGAAGAGGTTGTGACGGCGATTAAACGTTATGAGCGTGCCAGTGGTCCCGTGTTTGCGAGTGCCTAATGGCGGTCACGGTTGAGATTGGTGTTACCCGCGGGTTCGTGTTAGACGACCCGGTGGCGGGCGTGCTCGATAATACGGAATACACGTTGGGTGGGGAATCGTTTGTGGACGTGTCNAATAGGGCTGTCCGATTGTCTACCTCACGGGGTAAGAACCGTGACCTGGATAAGTTCCAGGCGGGCACGTTGGATGTTGAGTTTAATAATGAGGACCGGTTCTTTGACCCAGTAGTGGGTACGGCGTTGGATATTGTTCCTCGTGCACCTATCCGTGTGTCGATGGATGGGACCCGTCAGTTTGTGGGGACGATTAACGATTGGAACTATAACTATCAGACGACGGGCCGGTCAGTGGTTACGACGAATGCGTCTGATGATTTTGTGGTGTTGGCACGGCAAAACATTTTGTCTGCTGGTACTCCGGTAGCACAGACGACGGGTGAACGGGTGTCTGCCGTGTTGGACATGTTTACGGTGGATTGGCCTGCGGATCGGCGCAACATTGACACGGGTGATAACACGGTGGGGACGACACCGTATGAGGGTCAGAATGCGTTGGAGTATTTGCAACTGATTGAACAGTCGGAGCAGGGCCAACTGTTCATTGCGAAGAATGGTGACTTACAGTTTCGGCAACGGTCTGACGCGGCACCTGTGTCGTCTGGACTGGTGACGTTTGCTGATGATGGGTCGGGGTTGCCGTTCACCGGGGTGGGGATTAATTTCGATTCGGAGTTTATTTACAATAGGGCGATTATTACGAGTCCTGCTGGTACTGCTACTGCGGATGACACGCTCTCACAAACTACTTATGGTGTGGTGACGTACGAGTTGGAAACACTCGTGGATAGTCAATTACAGTTGCAGGATATTGCCAATTATGTGGTGGCCCGGTATGCGTCTCCGGAACTTCGGTTCCAGTCGATTGTGGTGAATTTGGACGTGTTGGATACGGCGGATCGTGCCGATGTGTTGGCGTTGGAGATTGGTGATGTGTGCCGGGTGAAGGTGACTCCGAATAATATCGGGTCGGCTATTGACCGGTATGCTCAGATTTTCCGTATTGAGCATGGTGTGGAGCCGGGGCAACATAATGTGCGTTTCCAGTTTGACCCGTTGGAGTTCGCGCCGTTGGTTCTTGATGACGCAGTGTTCGGTAAACTGGACACTGGACATCTCGGATTCTAGGGAGTAATCGTTGGCTGGATTAGGGCGGAAGGTTTTTGTCGCCGGTGAGGTGCTTGAGGCCTCTGAGGTAAACGGCTACCTCATGGATCAGACTGTGATGGTGTTTGCGGGTACTGCGGAGCGTACTGCGGCGATTGGTACTCCGTCGGAGGGTATGGTCACTTACCTGACTTCGGATAACACTACGACGGTGTGGACGGGTGCCGCGTGGGAGGCTCTTGGTGGCGGTGCTGGTGGTTTTGAGAATTCGCTTTTGTTAATGGGAGGCTAGGGAGAAAATGGCTACTTCGTACAAGATTTTTGGGTCAGTCACATTTGACCACTACGTCGGACACGGATATTTATACTGTGCCGTCTGCTACTGAGACGATTATTTCGACGATGATTGTGGCGAATATCGGTACTGCTGCGACGACGTTTAACATTGCGCTTCGGGATGCTGGTGAGACTTTGGCGAATAAACACTATATTGCCAAAGAGGTTCCGGTGGCCGCGAATGATTCGACGACGCTCACTCTGGGGATGGCGTTGGAGGCGACGGATGTTGTGACAGTGGCGGCGGGTGCGGCTGACTTGCTCAGTTTCAACCTGTTCGGTGCTGAAATCGACTTTAGGGGGCTTTCTTGTCTATCCGCTCACTCTCTACAAGTACGCTCACAGAACAGACCCGTTACGCGCGGATGAGTGCCAATTTTGGCGGGTTTCCTTTAACTGCGCCGTTTTTGGTTGTCGCTGGTGGTGGTGGCGGTGGCGGTGCTCTCAAGGATGGGGCTGGCGGTATTGCCGGTGCTGGTGGTGGTGCGGGTGGTTATCGCTGTGGCGTGAGTGGCGAGTCGTCTGGTGGGGGTGCTTCTGCTCAATCTGCCTTGACGATTGCGGCTGGCACTTACACGGTCACTGTAGGCGGTGGTGGTTCTGGTGGTGTCGGTGCTACAGCAAATGGCGGTAACGGCACTCCTTCAGTTTTTGGTTCTGTCTCGACAGTCGGC